CTGCTGCACGCCGAGAAGGTCATCTGGCACGACCCGGCAGAGTTCTGGAAGCTCGTGCGAGACCGCGGCATCCGCATGCGCTGGGGATGGGACCTCGCGTCTACGAGCAAGGAGGTCTCTCGCGGAGATCCGGACAACTCGTGTGGGACGTTCGCCGGAGTAGATAACAGAGAGATATGGATCGGTCGGTGCATCGCGGACCAGTGGCGTGGACCGGAGCGCGACGCCGTTATCCGAGAATGCGCGCTGAGTACGCCCGGAGCAGAGGTCATCGTCGAGGTCGTGGCGGGATACAAGGACGCGTACGAGCATGTCGCAGACATGCTTCGCGGAACGAACAACGTGACGGCGTTCCATCCGGTCCACGACAAGGGTGCCAGGGCAGAATGCCTGGAGGCGCCGTTCTCAGCCGGCCTCGTGCACGCGTGCCGCGGAGACTGGATGGAACCGTGGAAGGCCGAGATGCTCGCGTTCCCGGGAGGAACGCACGACGACCGTGTCGACAGTCTAGTGACATCGGTCCACGATATTCTGACGGGTACGGTATGCGGTCTGCTCGACTTCGATTGGTAGGAGACGGAAGCATGACCTTCATGACCGAATACATGAACCGTCGCACGAAGTCACGCGACAGGTTTCGCGTGATGAGCGCACTGCGAGATGCGGTCTCCGCTAGCCTCACTAAGAATATCAAGAAGCTAGGAGGCGGCTAGTGGGATTATTCTCTTGGCTTCGAGGCGGTTCGCGCAACGACGAGATGAAGCGCATACGCGCTGCCGTGTCCGATGTCACGAAGGGCATGTCGATATCCGACCTGGAGCGCGAGGGCGGGTGGAGCTTGCTCGACGTGAACTGGAGCGCCTCCGAGAACGTATGGGATTCGTTCAGCACGGTTGAGTTTGAAGCGGCCATGCGGATGTCGAGCGTGATCTACGCATGCGTGCGGAAGATTGCTACCGTGGCACCGGACGTCCCCATGGAGATCGGCATGTGGGACGGGGACAGCTGGGAACCCGACACGAAGCACCCGGACCTGAACCTCCTGCGGCAACCGAACTCGACGAACGACTGGCGCATGTTCTGCTGGAACTGGATAGGGCATCTCCTCGTGACGGGAGAGAGCTGGGTGTGGAAGCAGCGCAACAAAGCTGGCGAGATCACGAGCATGCATGCCGTCCCGTCCAGCAGCGTGTCGTCCATTGTCGACAAGAAGACCGGAGACATCAAGAAGTATCGCATCGGCACCGGAGACGATGCGAAGGCCGTCGAGGTCTTGCCGGAGGATATGTTCGTGATGCTCTACCCGGACATGACGTACCCCGGGACCGGAGTCGGTCCACTGCAAGCGTGCCTCCGAGACCTGCAGATCGACAACTCGCGCGCGGCACAGATGATCGAGATACTCACGCAGATGCACTTCGCCGGCCTCGTGGTCTCGCAGGACGCTCCGATGTCCTCAGCGCAGAAGCGCGACATCCGCTCGCGAGTCCGAGACAAGATCGGGCCGGGAAAGCGCGGCGACGTGCTCTTCCTCGCCGGACAGGGTGCGAAGGCGGAGTTCCAGAGACCGCCGGCCGACCTCGATTGGCCGGGCACGGCGAATCTTTCGGAGTCGCGGATTTGTTGCTTGCCGGGGACAAAGGTCTTGACGAAGCGCGGTGTTATCCCTATTGAGAACGTGCGCTTAGGTGACCTAGTCTTGACACATAGAGGACGATGGAGGCCCGTCGTCTATCAACACGTGAACCCAGTGCATGATGGTGTTTCTAGGATACGTGCAAAGGGGTTTGATCCTTTATGCGTGACTAACAACCACCCCGTCTATGTTGGTACGTATTCACAAAGTCGTAACCACAGTAGGTTCTTCGAGGGTATTGATTGGATACCTGCAGGAGCAGTCCGTCCTCATAAATGTCGAGGATCATTTCATGCAATGTCTATGCCTCCCTCTAAGCCGGGCGGACAATCACATCTTCACGTAACACCGTGGGTGCGTGAAAAAAGATTCCTTCTTAGTGAAAAGCATGGTATGTTGGTTTCTGCGTACCCGCACACTAAACCTATTCCTGCCAGTATACCATTCTCCGCAGCCCTCGGTAGGATCGTCGGGTTCTATCTGGCCGAGGGATCACAGGGTAGTGGTAAATCTCGGTTCTCGTTCCATATAGATGAATGCGTCTATCAACAGATGGTATCTGATGATATTGCATCCGTGTTTGGTCTGACCACGAGTACTGTTGACCTATCTAATTGTCGAACTGTCATCTGTCAGAGCGCGATCCTCGCTGATCTTCTCGCGTGTGGCACTGCACGGACAAAGATCATACCAGAATGGGCATGGGACGGCACGATCGAGTTCATGGAAGCAATGCTTTGGGCATGGAGTGTTGGAGATGGTAGTTACATCGAGGAGTGTGGATCTCACAGTGTTGGCACGGTCAGCGAGTCGCTCGCTTGGCAGATGCGTGCGGTTGCTACCTCATGTGGGCATGTAACGGCATTACGGCGCGACAAAAACCTAGAAACTGGCATCATAAAAGGCAGGGAAGTACGCCGGACGCGGTTCAGCTATCGTTTGACTTGGCGCACACGTCCCGCTGAACAGAATGGAGCATATAGCATCGAGTCGGGATATCTAATGACCGCCGTGAAAGACAGGATTCCAGTAGAATATGATGGTTTAGTGTATAACCTCGGTGTATACGAGGACGAGTCCTACTTCACGACGGGTGGCATGGTTCACAACTGCGCAGCATTCGGCATACCACCGATCCTGCTCGGGTTGAGGGTCGGACTCGACGCGTCAACTTATTCCAACTACGGACTTGCTAAGACCTCCTTCTACCAGGATACGATGGAGCCACTCTGGAAGTGGATGAGCAGCACGCTTGAGCGCGGGATGTACCGAAACGAAGGCAAGGAAGAAGAGGTCGAGCCAAACCTGGACGACGTCCCGGAGCTCCAGGAGGACGTCGACGCCATACACGCGCGAGCGCGCGAGGACTACCACGCCGGACTGATCACGAAGAATCGCGCGCTAGAGATACTCGGAGAGCCGACCATCGGTAAGGCCGGAGACATCTACGCGCTCCCGATGAACATCATCGAGACGCCGGCTGGCCAGCTGCCGTTGAATACGCTACCACCGGAAGAGACCGTGACGGAGGTGCCGACGCCTACCGCGCCGGCTGCTCCTGTCGAAGACGAAGAGGGCGGCGAAGAAGAGGAAGAGGTCGAAGAGACCGAGGAGGAGGAGTAGACGATGCCACAGAGAACAAGAGCAACCATGCATCCTAGCTCGGGAACGGCACTTGATGCCAGTGATCGCGTCTTCGACGTCGTAGCTGCGCTGTCCGCAATGAGGACGTCGCTCACGCAGATAGTTACGAACACCGGAGGCGAAGACCCGGTCAACATGGAGACCATCCTCCAGGCCATCCAAGCTATCGACGCAGCTATCCAGGCTGCGGCGGAGGCGACCGCAGTAAACACAGCATCAATCGACGCGAGGTCGGAGGGCATCCGGAACTTCACGGAGGCTACGGCCGTAGCCGTGGAAGCCTCGCTCACTATACTCTCCGCGATACAGGCATCCAGTGCAGCCAGTGCCATCGACCTCGCCGCGATGGAAGTGCTCCTGACCAACATACAGACCGCCGTGCAGATCATCGACAACATCGTCGGAACGCATGACGCCATTGCGCCAGTAGGCATCGCCATGGTCGGCGGCGTCGCAGAGACGACGGTCCCCGCTGCCGTGGCTGACGGCGATGCTGTTCGCCTAAACATGGACGAGTATGGTCGCCTGCGGTTAGTAGAACTCGACCCGGCCTTGTCTGCGGCGCAGGTGTCGGACGTCGCGCCGGCACAGATGCAGGTACTGATCGAGACCGGATGGGTCGCACTAACGGCCCCGGCGGCGGAGACGCCCGTACTGGACGTGCGAGACTACAGCGGACATACTATAGAGTTTATCATAGCAACCATTGACACGTCCGTGGACCTCATCATCTGGGGAAGTCTTGACAACGTCACATGGTTCCCGATGTCAGCCTTCACCGTGCTTGCAGCGGATGACCAGGACGACTCGGTTACGTTCAGTGGTGTGAAGGTTGCTTACATCAAGTGCGAGTTCGACGCCGAGGTCGGGGGCACCGCGGCGGTGGTGACGTTCAAGGTGATGTGCGGGAACTAATAGGAGATGATTAGATGAGAAACGCACTGTTTGACAAGTCGTACAAGCACGCACGTGCTAGGCCCATAGCCAACCCCTATACCATCAACTCCCCGAACTGCTACGACTCGCGGGGGTCAGGTATTCAGGCCTCAAAGCTGATAGCTGTCGCGGGAGCTACGTCGGCTGTCAACATGTTCCTGGTGACCGGCCTCGTGCGCCTACTCAACTTCGTGGCCATCTTCACGGACGTGACAGAGGTGACCGACATCGACGATGTCCACCTCGACGTGTGGGACGGCGCATCGACAGACTTGACGCTCGCAACAGCGCCGGATTGCAGTGGCGTAACACTCAACTCTGCATTGATCAAAGCAGACGACGCGACTGGTGCGCTGATTCTGATGGACTCTGTCGCGGCATCAATCGAGGACACGACGAAGCAGCAGAACCTCAACCCGGTCCTGATCAACGCCAAGCAAGGGACTGCCACGTATATCCGATTCAACTGGGTGAACGCGGACACGAACCTCGACTGCGAGCTGATGTGTTACGCGGAGTGGCGGAGTTTCTGTGGTACTGGCGGAACAATTACGGCTGTCTAGTCTAGTATAGAGAGGACGCTGAGATGATCTACCCGAAGGCGAAGGACACGCGTACCGATCCCAAGTGGGGCGGGCAGCAGTTCGGCAAGGCGATGGACGGCAAGGCCGAGCTGGAGACGGACTACGTACCAGTCCCGCTCGATTCCGAGGAGGCTGCTGCGGCCAGGGCACTCGCAGCGCTGGTCGCCGGGAAGAGCCGAAACGTCGCCATGGCGGAAGGTCTCGCCGGATCAGACGAGGTCGGCACGATGACCCGTGTCCTCGACGAGATCGAGGCAGAGGTTGTCGCCTGCAGGGCAGTCAAGCCAGACGACTACTCCACCGTGACGGCGTTCAAGGATGCTCTACCAGTGAAGCACCTCGACGCCACTCTCTGGTATGACGGCCTGAAGGCCGAGGCTGGCGTGAGTACGCTCGATGAGCTGAAGGCAGCAGCGAAGGAGGTGTTGTGATGGCGAAGCGGACTGCAAGGCGGGGAGGTGCCGGACGAGGGAGGCGCGACGGATCTGGACGGGGAAGGCGTGCAAACAGGAACACCGGCGGATGCAGACGCGGAGGCCCCGGTCACGGCATGGGTGGTGGGCGGGGTGCTGGTCGTGGAAGGATAGGGTAAGCCATGAAAACCTTGACGCTCGTGTTGGTGCTTGCTCTTGCGGGTTGCGTGACGGACCTCGCTCCCGAGGCCGTGCCGAGTGGAGACAACGCCGACATCGTGAGGTTGACCGTCATCGTCATCGGCGGGGACGCCGGCCACGTGCCGGCCCCGACGCCGAACATCGTCGAGGATGACGTCGTAGAGACACCGAACCTGGGGGATATGTAGATGCCTCCAGTTCGAAGGCTCATGAACGCCGGCGCCGTCTGGGCGTACTCGCTCAGTGACCTTGCTGACATAAGGGCGAGGTTCACTGTCGTTGGAAACCCAACCATAATCAACTCGCCCTATGGCAAGGCGTTGCACGTCAGCCCCGGCAATAACATCACCGCGACGTACCAGGTCGGTCGTTTCCCCCACGGTACGACAGGTGACTTCAGTGTTGTCTTCAGGATACGGACGACTGACAACTCGCACGCCGTGCTTGGGAACAAGCGCATTGACGGCGACACGAAAGGCTTCAGCGTTCGGATAGGGTCCGGCGAGATCATCCTCAAGGTTGGAGACGGCGGGGGATACACAGAGATCATATCTGTCACGGAGATCGACGATGGTGAATGGCATCACGTGGCGTTCACCGTGGACCGTAACGGGAACTCGTACGTCTACGTGGACAGCAATCAGGAGGGCGTGGTCGCCAACCTCGAGAACGGCGACGACATCACGAGCACGCTTGACCTGGCTATCGGGTGCGATGCGCTGGGGGGATTCGACATGACCGGCGACCTGCGAGAACTCTCGATCTGGCCGCGCGCGCTCTCCGCTACTGAGGCAGCACAGCTAGCGGGGGTGGCATAATGGCTTTCGACTATGAGAAGTTCTGCGCTCACCGCTACGACATGAGCAACCCAGTTGGGATGCCCGACCTTGGAGTGGTCGGCGGGAATCCCGGCACGGGTGCGAACATCGTCAGCAATCCTCCAGGAAGGCCCGGCGGCCGGTGCGCGGAATTCAACGGGAACAATAGCTACTACAATCTCGGCGATGTGGCGATGCTGAACTCGGTAACAGCGTTTACTATCGCGTTCTGGATGAATCAGAATGTACTCGACGTAGCTGATAACCTGCTCTATAAAGGCGCCGACGCAAACCACTCAATCCTGATTCAAATAACTGCAGGCGGTTTCATGGTGTTTCGTATCGCTGGTGGTGCCGCATCGGATAACGGGTACTTTGACTATTCATTGCAGGTATCTGTGGCACGCTGGCATCATATTACGCAGGTCTTCAACGGGGTTGGTGCTGCCAACGTGGATCGGCTGGTAGTCTACGTTGACGGTGTACCGGCTACGCTGTCCTTCTCTGGTACAATCCCGGCCGTGACAACTGATATGTCTACTTGGGATATGACAATAGGAACAGCAGCCAGCTCTTTCGCCGGCCGCATCGACGACTTCAGAATATATTCCACAGCACTCACCGGCATCGACGCCGCCGATCTCCACGCGCGTTCACGAAGAGGGGCAACGCAATGAGCCATCGCATACACTCCCCCGAGTTCTTGCAGGCCCGGTATCGCCTCAACGGTCACGGGCTGGACTCCTCGGGGCATCTGAGGCACGGCACGCTCGTGAATGCGCCGACGTGGGGGGTGTTCAACAGGGGGCTGAAGACTGCAATCGACCTGAACGGGAATAATACCTACATAAATTGCGGCGACCTCGCGTGCCTGAACGCCGTCCAGCAGTTTACGATCTGCTTCTGGATGAACCAGGACGTGATCGACTCAAGTGACTACCTTTTTCAGAAGGGCTCATTCTACATAAACACGTGGGCGACAGGAAATATGCAGTTTGCCGTGCCCGGTTTGACTAGTGGCAGAGGCCATTTTGACTATAGTTTGGTAGTATCTGCTAGTAACTGGCATCACTGCAGCTTTGTCTTTGATGGTAGCCAAGTGGGGAATGCAAACAGGCTTGTCATATATGTAGATGCTGTTCCTATGACGCTGGGTTGGACGGGTACAGTGCCAGCAGTAACCGCAGACTTGAGCGGAGCAGATGCGACGATAGGCTTGGCGGCCAGCTCATTCGACGGCCGCCTGTACGACTTCCGCATCTACTCGTGCGCGCTGTCCCGAGACGAGATCGCCACCGTGATCCACGATCCGATTGGGGTGCTCTAATGCCTGCTCGCCATCAGCCCTTCGACCGCGTGGCCGATCCTGCCAGCGCCACACTTCACGGCGCGTGGCTCAACAAGGACGTGCTCGGCTCCGGCGACGCTGCCTCCGATATCGGCCCTGACTCTTACGACATGACCCGCGTTGGCGCGCCGAGGCAGGAGCGCGTGGGGATGACCTTCACCGCGGCGAGTTCGCAGTACCTGCGGAGCGTGGTGGGGGCACCGTTCCGAGCGGCGGATAGCGCCGGGACGATACTGGCGTGGATCAAGCTGGATAGCGTAGGTGCGGACCAAGTCATATTTGCCAGTAGCGACGAGGGGTCCGATGTCCGCGCATTGCTTTTCCGGATCAATGCAGCAAACCGAATAGAGATCGCTCGTATCCTCACTGGGTTTGCGAACGATGTGGTGAGCGGGACTACAACCACATTCGTAGCAGGACAATGGTATCGCATAGCAGTTGTATCTACCGGTACTGCATATGCGCTCTACGTGAATGGACAAGCGGAAGCACTTGCCGTAGGATCAGGTAGCAACAGCGGTGATTGGCTTGCTGACGTACCGCTTCGAGACAACATAACAATAGGCGCATGGCGTCGGACAGGCGTGTTGAACTACTTCAACGGCGCCATAAAGGATGTGAGATACCATAGCGGGGCGTTGATATGAGACGAACACACAAATGCGCGTGCGGATGTGGGACCGTGGTCCCCCTTCTTCGGAAGGATGGGAAGCCGCTCTATCTTGCACGAGGCCATGGTACGGGGTTAGGTCTGACCTCCAATGTTGTCATACAGGTGTATGACGAAGTGCGAAACATGGCACAGACAGCAAAACGTCTTGGTTGTTCACCCGCAACTGTTCGCAACTGGCTGAATAGGGTTGGGCATAAGCATTGGTCTCCAGTAGTAATACGAATAAAGCCAAACAAGTGGAATCTAGACATTGACGCGGTACTGGAAGCATACCGGCGAGAGAGAAGCCTTAGACGGACAGCGGTCGAGTTTGGATGCTCTCGCACTGTCATACGCCGTATCCTTCGGCAGCAAGGAGCACCGTGTAACGGGAAATGGCGCATGAGCGAAGAAGGTAGACAGCGTATCAAAGACAGTCTCAAGCGGTTGCGTGCGACTGGTTGGGGAAAGAAGCATAGGCATCCAAACTGGAATAGTAAAGAAGTTCCTTGCACCATCTGCAGCAAGCAAGTACTCCGTTCTCTGAGTCATGCACAAGGAAGGATTGTCTGCAGTAAGGAGTGTCTGTCTGAACTCAGGCGAAGGGATAGACTTGGACCGGATTGGCGTTCCGGGCCACGTAGAAAGACTGGGTTCTACAATCTAGCAGGGTGGAAGAGAGTGAGACAACAAATCCTTGAGCGTGACGGTTTTCGTTGCCAGCTCTGTCATCATACTGAAGAGCAGTCTGGCTTCTCACTTGAGGTGCATCATATAGATAGAAGCACAAAGAATGCGTCACCATCCAATCTCATAACGCTATGTAAGTCCTGCCATCACGGGAGCAGAGTCAATTCAGAACGATCTGACAGAGGTCTTCGCGCATTAGTGGCTACTGACATGGGATGGCTTATGTCAATGACAGCATAGAGGAGTGATGTATCAATGTCTGAGATAGCACAAGATTTTTCACTTGGGGTCCCCGACGCGGATCTTCGACTTTGGGACGACGGCACCGGAGACCTCTCGCGCTACGCGCGTGCGCGCACGCTCGTCGGAGGCGTGATCGTCGGCAACACCATGTCGCTCGACGGAGTAGACGACCGCATCGACTACGGTGACATCGGGAACATCATGCAGATCAGCATGTGGATCAATCCAGGGTCCACTACCGAAGAGATCGTGCTCGTGGACGCCGGGAACGACATCATGGTGAACGCTGGGACCGTGACGTATGCCGGCCTCACCGCCAGCGCCACGTACGTGAACGGTGTCGCGTCTACCACGCTGGTTGCCGGATTGTGGCAGCATCTGGTCTGCCAGTTCACGACGGTGGACGCCAATAACTTCGAGCTCGGGACGGACGGGGCGAACTTCGGCGACATCGACGTGCGCAGGTTGCGAGCACACGCCGACGTATGGTCCGCGGATGAGGTCGCGCTCGTCTACGCCCGTGAGGAGGCGAGAGTATAATGCACGCCACCATAGGACGCGCACGTATCATCGAGGACAAGGATGTCCGCGGCATCGGGTACCTGAAGGTTCCGATGTGCGTGAAGCTGACCACACAGGACGACAGGGCCGCGGCGGACTCATTCATGTCAGCGTGTCACAACGGGACTGTGCGAACGATCATCTGCGCCGGAGAAGACGGTGGACTGGAGCTCGTGCTCGTCGCAACTCGGGAGCTGAAACTGGAGGTAAAGTAGCCATGCAAGAGGCAACGTGCGCAAAGGGCGAAGTCACGAAAGACGTCTACGCCGGGTCCGACGCTACCGTCCGCAGCAAGGCGCGGAGTTGCGCGAGATGTAAGGGTGCTCGCGTCGGAAACGCGCTGCATCAGATAGGCAACTCGGACGTCTACCTTTGTGATGAGTGCTTGACTGGCATCATCGGGAATGTGGAGGCGTAGCATGTCATTGGATATGTCGACCGTCGTGCTTATCGGCGGCGGTGCCGGGACGTTCGCGGCAGCCCTCGTGGCCGGGGTGATCAAGTTCCTTCCGAAGCTGTGGAATGGAAAAGTACCTCCCGACCCGCAGATGTTGCCACTCCCGCGCAGGGATATCGAAGGAACCTACGTACGTAAGGATACGTGCGACCTTGAACACAGGCACGTGAACGAGATGCTGACGGAGGTTCGCCGAGACGTCCGCCTTCTAGTGATGCACTTCGACGTCCAGCCTCCGGATGACTGGAAGGGATAGCCGTGCCGACAGCCGTCCTGGAACGCAAGAACGTCTCTATAGCCGCTCCTCCTCGCCCCAGCAGGCGGCGCGGACGCATGACTCCGGTTGCCGCGAGACGGTCTTTGTATGCCGACAGGTGGTTTCCTCGGTACCGTGCTGCACTCCTGGCAGAGTTGAACGCCATCACGGTACGCGTGGTGAGACAGGTCGCTCTCGGCGCCGGGATAGACGAGGCACTCTCGGGAGCGTGGGCGTGGCAGATATCGATAGAGCGCGTCAAGGAGCGTTGGATCGTCCCGACCGTAGCGCAAGGGTACGACCTAGCCGGACTGGAGGTCGCACATCAAGCCGGACTGAAGAGCGTCGACGATATCTGGACACAGACCGAGACACGATGGCACGGGAAGGCACAAGCCGCGCGCAAACGGCAGCCGCTTCCGGCTGCACAGCCGGAGACGGACCCGGTCATCGTGGGGCGACCAGCATCGAGACTGCGCGAATCCGGCAACTTCCTCTTGGAGGGGAACTTCGACGAGATCGACAAGTGGGTATCGACGACTACGGCGGCAGAGGTAGCCACAAAGGGTGCAAGGATGCGCGATGCGTTCAACGCCGCTAGCGCTAGCCGTGATCCGGAGACCGGGATGGCATGGACTCCGAGAGAGATAGCCAAGGAGATGCTCGCCAACGGGGCCGCCGACGACATGGTACGCGCCACGATGCTCGCCCGGACTGGTACCATCTGGGCGATGAACGAGGGTGCTCAGCAGAGGTATGCAAACGCCGGTGTTACCGTGATGGAATGGGTGACTACTACTGACGATTTAAGGTGTGACTGGTGCCTTGAGATGGACGGGAAGCGCGTGCGCACCGAAGACCCGTTCTGGTCGAGAGGCAGCGAGTTTGGAGTGACCGTGCCGGGTCTCGGAGGTGTCGGATCACGCACGAGGTCGCTGAAGATGCCGAATGACGTGCAGCATCCGCCCTTACATCCGAATTGCCTCGTTGGTGAAACGACCGTCGTGTCCCCGGACAAGGTCGCCGGTCTTATCGCCTCCTACGACGGCCCGATAGTCGAGATTGCTTTTGCCAATTCCAGTCGGCTTACCGTCACCCCGAATCACATGCTCTTGACACCCAGGGGCTTTGCTCGCGTTGCCTCGCTTTGCGAGGGTGACGATGTAATCGATGGCTTCGCGTTGCAGAGGATAGTCCCCAGTGATCCAAATGATGACGGGAATCCAACCTCTATCCGAGATGTAGTCGAATCTCTTGCGGAAACGCGCGGCGTGTCTACCTCCAGCGTGCCAGTTTCCCCCGAAGACGTCCACGGCGACGCGCGATTCTTCCAAGGCAACGTCGATGTTGTAGGGACCGACGGCCTTCTGCAACACCGAATGGAAACCGCGACGACGAAGCCAACGAGCGAGGCGCTTCTCCCCGTGACTAACTCCGAGTTCCAGTCGTTCGCGCGTTGCAGCAATCTTTCGTCTGTGCTCCTTGCTCTGGGCCTTGCCTCTCACGGCGGAGTGGGCGGGCGCAGTGAGTGCAAGGCGTTCCGCCGGCGTGAGTCTCGCCATGTGAATCTTATTCGCCTCGCTGATGGTGCGTATGCTGACGCCTCCGCGGAGAAGGTAGCCACGTATCCCGCCCCTGGCAACGGCGAAGACCTTGGAGAGGGAGAGTTCAGACTCTCCTTCGACGTACCGACGACACACGTCACGAGCCTGCGCATCCGACAGTTTTCTGGTCATGTCTATGACCTCCAATCACGCAGCGGATTGTACATCGCCAACGGTGTTTTGTCAAGTAACTGTCGGTGTACAGTCATTCCGGTATTGACGGAGCAGCAAGCGTATTCCGTACGGGCAGGATAGACGCGGGAGGATTTGAAAGATGGCGTTCACTCATAACTCCACCCTCGCCGACGGCGCCCCGCGCTGGTCGGCCTTGGACAAGACGAAGCTCCCGCGCCTCGCGTTCGCTGACCATGGTGAGGCGGACAAGAAGTCCACGTGGCGCTATCCGCACCACTGGGTGAAGGGCGGGGGCGGTCTCGACGACGACGGAGTCTTCACCGCCGGGACGATGTACTTGCACGAGATCGGGGTCGACTCCGCGTGGGCCGTCGCCCGCGGAGCACGCGTGGGAAGGCGGGCACCGCCCGCGGTCATCTCGCATCTTCAAGTTCACAGGCGTGCGCTCGGGAAGAGCGACGACTCGTGGTCGTTCATGATGGAGGAGTTTGGCAAGGATGAGTGGGAGGCGTTGTCGGCACAAGTGCCCCCAGAAGATTGGATTGAAGACGATGCGAAATAGCGAGGCACCTTGTAACTTCATCTATGCCTTGATTGATCCTAAGCTGATCGTTCCACGGTACGTTGGTAAAACATTCAACCTGCGTGAACGATTTCAAGAACATATGCGCATAAGACGCCGAACGCATCGAGATAACTGGATACGGAAACTTAAGTCGGTTGGTCTAGCACCGATGATGCAGATACTAGCGATACTGCCTCCCGACGAGAAGTGGCAAGACGTTGAACAAGAATACATCAGGCGTTTTCGTGCGGCGGGTTATCCTCTAGTTAACGGCACAGATGGTGGTGACGGAACGTCTGGTTGGCATCATTCTGATGAGACAAGGTCGAAGATATCCAAAAGTAATATGGGCAAACCTGGATACAGAAAAGGACAACCCAGGTCTGCTGAAGTACGGAAGAAGATTGGGGACGCTCAGAGAGGCAAACCAAGATACAAGCAAAGAGGGCGTAAAGTCCCAGATGATGTGCGTGCTAAGATCAGTGCTAGTCATATGGGGATGACTGTGTCAATAGAGACACGCAAGAAAATAGCGGACAAACTCCGTGGGCGCAAGCGAATCTTCACAGCGGAACACCGAAAGCATATTAGTGAAGCAAAGAAGGGAGTATCACTCGGGCCAACGTCACCGGAGGTATTGAGAAAAAGGATTTTGGCAATGATGGGACACACGACTAGTCCTGAGACGCGTGAGAAGATAAGACAGAGCCTTTTAGTGCACACAGTATCTGAAGAGACACGCGAGAAAATACGGGCCACTTATCGTAAGAAGCGTCTGGAAAGGGAGAAAGAAGATGCCATTTCCGACGGAACACGCAGCTAGAATCAAGAATCCAAATCTCTACCGTCGTTTCCGTCGTGAGAACGACGCGTTCGGTTCTGGTATTGATGCGATATGGGGGATTCGGCGTGACAACGGTCGTGTAGAGTTGCAAGCTATCCGATTTGACAAGACGAAATTTACCGTAGCGCAGGTACGGAAGTGGTTGGAGGATCACGACCATACGCCAATCCGCGTAGAACCAGCCACCGGTACGGGCGGAGCGTCGGACGGAGGGGTCGAAGACGGCGCGCCGGAGGACCCCAAAGCCGATAAACGTGTTGAGGAGGTTGACGCAATGGCAGACCCCACGAAGAAGCCGGAAGACGAGAAGCCGGTCGCCCCGGTCGTTCCAGATCCGGCCGCCCCGGCCGCCCCGGCTACCCCGGCCGTGTCGGAGACAGAGCCGGCGAAGCCAGAAGTGAAGGAGCCTGAAGTGCCAGCCGTTCCTGCCGCTCCAGCAGCTCCAGCAGCTCCAGTGGTGCCAGCCGTTCCTGCTGCTCCAGCAGCGCAAACCACGCCCGACCCTATCCAAAAGGCAGCGACGTATCACAGCTTCCTCGCCGACGCGCAGATCGTCGCGGGCAAGGCTGACGATGGTCTCGGAGACGGCTGGGTCGAGGGGTACGCATCGGAGTTCAACAAGAT